CTGAAAGCTGGACACCAAGCACAGACACTTCAGAATCATGGACAGAAATTTCAGATAACGCGGAAACTTGGCAAGCAATTGCATAGGAGTAAATAATGGCAGATACGACCACAACAAACCTACTTTTGACCAAGCCAGAGGTGGGTGCAAGTACCGACACCTGGGGCACAAAGATCAATACCGATCTGGACACTGTAGATGCGGTATTCGCTGCGGCTGGAACAGGTACTTCTGTTGGCCTTAATGTTGGTGCTGGTAAGACGCTGGCAGTAGCTGGAACTTTAACAGTTACTGGAGCAAGTACAGTTGACAATACAACAATTGGAAACACAACTGCTGCACCAGGAAAATTTACAACTCTTTTGGCTACTAGCTTTAATGCTGCAAGCACGTTTGGCTACCGCAACCGCATCATCAATGGTGCAATGGTTATTGACCAGCGTAATGCTGGGGCGGCAGTCACTATTAATAGTGCAGCATGGACATACGTTCTTGATCGCTGGACTTTTTATGGTCAAGCTGCCGATGGTGTTTTTACAGTACAGCGAAGCTCAACTGCTCCAACTGGATTTATTAATTCATCTCTTGTAACAGTTACCACTGCTGACTCCTCTATCGCCGCTACTCAACTTTACTTGATGCGTCAGCCAATTGAAGGCTTTAATATTGCTGATCTTGGATGGGGTACTGCTAATGCAGCAACTGTTACTTTATCTTTTTGGGTGCGTTCAAGTGTAACTGGAACATTTGGTGGATACCTACAAAACGATGCAAGTGATAGGTCTTACCCATTTACATATACAATTAATTCTGCAAATACGTTTGAACAAAAAACCATAACTATCGCTGGCGATACTACTGGCACATGGTTAACAACAAACGCATCCGGCATTAACTTAGGATTTCAGCTTGGTGCTGGAAGTAGCCGTATAGGTACTGCTGGCGCATGGGCTGCTGCTGCATATTATGGTGCTACAGGAGCTACAAACCTTATCTCCACAAACGGCGCTACTTTTTACATCACAGGCGTACAGTTGGAGAAATCCAGCATAGCCACTACTTTTGACTACCGCCCGTATGGTACTGAGTTGGCTTTGTGCCAGCGGTATTGTGTGGTTTTTGGTGCTAGTCAATTTTTTGGGGCGGCAACACTTCGTACTGGTGGGACAAGCTATTACGCAATTATCCCAACAACTGTTCCAATGAGGGCGTCTCCAACTACAACTGGAACAACAAGTATATATGTTGGTGATACTAACGCTACTACTACAGTTACTTACGCGATCAATGGAGCAACTCTTAGTGGTTCTGGAAGTTCAACAACCGTAGGCTCTAACGGTCAATCCGGTTTGCTTTACGCAACTACAGCTAATATATTAAATGCGGAGTTATAAATGTACAAACTAAATTTACCTGCCACACTTGGATTAAACAGCGTTATCCGATTGTCGGACAATGCTTGCATCCCCTTTGACCCCGCCAACACGGATGCCCAAGCATTTGTTAAGTGGCTTCAAGAAAAAAACCTACCAGAGCCAGCAGAAGAAGGTGGCATAGTAACTCAGGAATGGGCTACTGAGACAATCGCAAAACTGTTGCCAAATGGTTAAAAACCAACATCATTACAGCCGTTATCAGCGGTTTATGGAAGTCTTAAAAGGTCAATCGGTAAATGGCTATTGCGAGGTGCATCACATCGTACCACGCAGTCTTGGCGGCTCTAATGACAAGGACAATTTAATCAGCTTGACGCCACGACAGCACTACATTGCTCATTGGATGCTTTGGAAGGCTTGTGGCGGTGTTGCGGGGCGCTCATTCTTTATGATGAGCAACTTGGGTAAATATGGCAAGGTAAACTCAACAACCTACGCACAGGCAAGAGAAAACTATTCTGAACAGGTCAAGAAGCAAATGGCTGAACTACCAAACAGACCAGCGTTCACGCCAGAGCATCGTGAGAAACTGAGACAAGCAAAACTTGGAACCAAACTTTCAGTCGAAACAAGGCGCAAGGTTGGAGAAGCACAAAAAGGTAGAAAATTGTCAGATGAAACTAAGCGCAGAATTTCTTCAACCAAAAAACAAGCCTATTTAAAATGGCTTGCTGAAGGCAACACACCCTTACCCGCAGATATTTATTAAATTAAATTGAAATGAACACTCCAGAAATTGATCCAGTCAAGTATGGCGTACTATGGCAAAAAGTTCAGGATTACGAGCGCCGGTTTGATGACATGAGCGCCAAGATTGACAAGATGGAGCGATCCATTGAAACGCTAGTTGCTATGGCTAACCAGGGCAAGGGTGGTTTCTGGATGGGTATGGTGATAGTTTCTGCTGTAGGCAGTGTGATTGGTTACTTCGCACACTTATTTGGCAAACAGTGACAAAAAATGATCGATCCTGTTACAGCCTTTGCGACTGCTCAAGCCGCGATAAAAGGGGTGCAGGCAGCGATAAAGATGGGCAAGGACATCCACGCCATTGGCGGGGAGATGATGAAGTTTTTCGAGGCAAAGGACGTAGTACAGAAGGCTGCGTCCCAGCCAAAATCTAGTTTTGCAAAGTCAGATACTGCGCAAGCGTTTGAGATAGTGATGCAGGCCAAACAATTGGCTGATGCTGAAAGGGAATTGAATAACTGGATGGTGATGAGTGGCCACGCTGACCTGTGGCAACAGCTACTGATAGAGCGCAACAATATCATCCAAAAGCGTAAGGTTGAGGAAATACTGGCAGAGAAGAACGCCAAGAAGCGAAAGCAAGAGATAGATGAATTGTTGACCTGGCTTATTGGCGGTGCGCTTGCACTTCTATTGCTAGGTCTTTGTTTTTGGTGGATCACGTTACTTTTGGAGAAATAAATGCTCACTATCTTGTCTACTCTGATTTCATTCCTGATGGGAGGCTTGCCTAAATTACTAGACTTTTTTCAGGATAAAGCTGACAAGAAGCACGAGCTGGCACTGGCGCAGCTCCAGATAGAACGTGAATTAGAACTGCGCAAGGCTGGATTTGAGGCGCAGGAACGCATCGAGCAGATACATAGCCAGCAGTTGGAGATGGAAACAACCGCCAAAGCTAATGAGAATCTAGTAAATGCACAGGTGGCAGAGATGAACGCCATCTATCAGCATGATGAGTCTTTGAACGAGGGTACAAGCCAATGGATGAAAAACTTGCGTGCTGGTGTGCGTAGTTTCATTACTTTGGGCTTCTTCTTTTTGCTGGTTTTTGTGGACGCTGGTCTGTTTATGTACGGCTGGAACCGTGGAATTGAGTTTCCACAGTTGGCTGAGAAGCTGTGGGATAGCAATACGCAGGCACTGTTTGCGTCCATCATAGCCTTCCATTTTGGTGGCAGAGCCTTTGGAAAATGATCTGGACCTTGGTTCTGGTTACAGGTATCAATATGAACTCAATATTAATAGTTGGCTATTTTGAGGTTGAATCTGCTTGCCAGCGTGCGGCTAAAGAGTGGCGAGAATTAGGCTACAAAGTAGGGTGCGTACAGACGCAAAAGAAATGAAAGTCTCTGCTAAAGCCATTGCCATGATTAAACACCATGAGGGTGTTAGGCAGCGTCCTTATCGCTGTCCTGCACTACTTTGGACTATTGGCGTTGGCCATGTACTGTATCCAGATCAGGGTAAGTTAAAGCTGGAAGAACGCAATGGATATGACTTAAAACCAGAGGATGACCGTCTGTGGTCAATGGAGGAAGTCGATGGAATACTTGCAGCCGATCTTGAACGATTTGAGCGCGGAGTGGAGCAATTCTGCCATGTCACTCTTACACAGGGTCAGTTTGATGGGCTTGTTAGCTTCTCTTTCAATGTGGGCCTTGGGACACTCCAGCGTAGTACGCTTCGCCAGAAAGTGCTTCGCGGAGACATGGAAGGCGCTGCGGAGGAATTCCTAAAGTATTGTATGGCTGGAGGAAAACCTTTGAAGGGTTTGCAAAATCGACGCAAGGATGAGCGCGTCCTATTTTTGTCCTAATGGTGGCACAATAAAACTATGGCCATACAGCAAAAACTTGAGATTCCTACACCGCCTAATCTGGGATATGC